GATCGTTAAGATCTTCTCTTTCCTTCTCCCTGATATATGCTGCGTTAAAATAAAGGGGTCCTATGTCTTCAATGTTTTCATGAAAATCACGGGAGAGGGTATATGTTGCGTGTTCCTCCCCTTGTTCATAGAGAGCCTCAAGATAGATTTGTGCGATTCTTGATTTCTTCATTACGAGTCCTTATATACATTTGAGAAAGTGGGCGAATGGTGATGAAGATGTACCAAAGACATGCCAGATATGTGATAATCTCAGTCATGTTAGTTCTTCTCCTGTAGTTGTATGTGACGGGGAAAAGGCTATTAGAAGGCCTTTATCAAGATCTTGAGTCAATCTCTGGAGTTCTTCCATGAATATCCCATCTAGTCTTGTGGCCAATTCCTCAACAAGAATTTGACGCTGAAATTCAGGGTCATCCGGGTGGAAATCGAAAAAATTCGAATTCCGAATTACCTTTGACAAACGATTTAGGTAAAAGTCTCGAAATTCTGAATTTGAAGTATCGAGATGATTATTATTAACCCATTCAGTGAAAGGACCAGGTTGAGACGATTCTTTTTCTGACATGATATAAACTCCAGATAGGTAAATAAAAATCAAGAAAAGGCCAGGAAAAGAACCTGGCCTAAAATTTATTTCAAAAGATTTTTGAAGTTATTCTTCGATGACTGATTCTGCCTCAGCAGTTTCTTCCTCAGTTTCTTCTGTTGATTCGACGAAGGGTGAACCTAGCCAGATATTGACGACCGTGTGATATTCGTCACCATCTTTTTCTGTTCTGTTTTCGATGACTTCATCCCCAACGCCCAGAACTGAATCAGGGAAGTCTTCAGGTAATTGTTTAAACTCGTGTCGAACCTCAATCGTAACTTCGGGTTGTATTGATGTGATCCGAAGCCCCTCAATTTTTCCCGTCAACCGTTTCAGATCCCGGATTCGGGTTGTAACTGTTTTTTCTGGCATGTTGCTTTGTCCTCCGTGATAGTTAATATGGAAAAGATGTTCCATATATAGCGCATGTGATACGCCATATTTATATATTAATTCAAAAGATTTGGGGGTTCTGGGGGAATTTTAAATTTCCTCAAAAACAAATAAAACTTTGGGACCAATTACCTGATTATCTTCCTTTCTAAGTTCACCCAGATAACGCAAAGATAGATACGGTAGAACCTTTTGCCCTGGTTTGAAAAAGTAAAGAACATGTGTATTGATATCATTCCAGCCATCTTCTACCATGGCGAAAACAACCGGGAAGCCTCGTTTATCCCAGCCAAATCCCAGCAGTTCATATTCTATAGGAAGATTAACAGTATCATCTTCATCAACAACAAATTGCATAACACGTCGTTTTATTAAGTTGTTGAACATGTAGAATGTCTCCCAGTGATCAAATAAAGGTCGTGGTGATGAGAAGGTAAACCCTCGGGTATGATTTCTCCCTGGGCCAGTCAAAAATTGTGTATGAGAATTATTTGGGAAAATAGTTTCCCCAGATTTCAAACCAAACAGACTCATCTGATTCAAGATGAATTTCGGAGTTGTGATCCCATAATCCCTCATCATTGAGTATGTCAGTCAATCGCTGTTTAGAAGATGAACTCAATCCATTTAAATAATAGGAATTAAGAGACATTCTACGACGAATAACGATGTAGGGATTCATGTTGTAAAGTTCAATATTAAACATGGCCCAATGAGTAAGTCTGGGGGGAGAAGAAAGTTCCTTTGCCAGGGTTTTCTCTGCCTTGGTTATATCGAAAGAACCCGTAATTGTTTCTTTGATCTTGATTTCTTGAGTAGTCATTGTATCCTCCTGTTTATCTAATACAATCATCAAAGCCCAAGAGAAAGGGGCCTAACTCTTGAGCTTCAATGTGGATAGAGATCCAATTACATTATAGGATCATCCTCATCACCCTGTAAAGGAATTTGAGCAAGAATATGTTTCCCCAGATTTCCCCTCTGACTAGATTCAGTTCTTACCATATTAACCTGACATTCGGGTAAAAGTTTGATAACCCGTTCCAAAGACAGAAATTGGTCGAGAAAAACAATGCACCAATGGCCAGAGGGAGAATTGATACCCGGGACAACGATATATTCATCGGCCTTAAAATCTCTCTCATCCAAATAGTGAAGAATGGCCTGGACATCCAGAGGAAATTCAATTCTTTGAAGCATTTGGTTTTTCATCAATAATGCGACTCCCCCTGTATTTAAAGTAAACTACCATATTATCCATAGGTGTAGAAGATATCCCCGTAATAGAAAAATCAAGATCACCCACACCCTTGTCCAGTTCATCCAGAAAATCTACCCCACCTGGAACATCTGCTTCGATTGACCAGACACAACTCTCCTTGTCATACTGAAGATTTATCATCCAATATGAAAGTCTGGGATTATTAGAAAGTAGAATTGAGTTCATCATGGGAATTCGTTCATCATCGTTCATTAGTAAATCAGCCCTGTTAACCATCCACAGATTGAGCAAAAAAAGAACATCCCAAACCAGATAAAACATCCCAATCCTGAATTAATGTTATCGATTGAATGGGATTTTTCTTCCATTTTACGGATAAACTCCCTGATTTATATTTTTATTTAAAATAATTATATAACAAATGAATTTTGAGTTTTGAGGGAATTTTAACTCTCCCAATTCCAAATACTATTTTTGGGGTCAATTTCGATTCCATTTTTACTTAAATACAAAAGCCCCTTGGCTGTTAGAGTAAATCCCGCTGGTTGTTTGTTTCCGATGTCTCGAATACAATACCCTGTAGTTAATGCCATTCTCAGAGCGATAGGTTGTAGATTATCAGCAAGAGTAATCCAGTAGCCTCCTTCATTCTGAACTCGATGAAGAATTTCTAGGATATCTAGTTCTGTTTGATTTAATTCTACCCATTCCATAAACCCGCTTCTCCCCCTGTTGCATAGCGAAGTTGTGTACCCTCAGTCAAATAGAGAATGGGAGTTTCACCATTTTCTATCATTTCCTTCATGTCATCCATTTGGCTCCTGCCAAAAACACTACCCAATAGAGAATGGAGAGGATCTTCTATCATCATGAATTCATCAAAAGAAATACCTTCTCCATGATAATCATCACTCTCACACTCATGTTGTAAAACTTCTTGCACATCGCCTGTACCAGAAATAGAGTAGACAAAAGGCCAAGAGGGCTGAGAAAGAAAAACAACCACAGCCTCATCAGGAATGTCTTCTAAAACTTGTTTAAGATCTCCTACTGTCAACATTTTTATTATCTCCTTGATAATAGATATATATTATAGCAACAACAGATTAAACTTTGGCTGGAGTAACCTTTTCAGCATTTTGGTATTTGCCACCCCGCTGACCATAAGTAACATCAGGAAGCTCACCCTGATGAAAATTAACCTGAGCAATACCCTCAAGAGGATACAAGACGATATCATGATGAGAAGCATTATGAAGTTCAAGTGTAAGTATACCAACCCAACCGGGTTCGATGGGTGTTACATTAACAATGAGACCACATCTTGCATAGGTGGATTTTCCAATAACTATACCTATAACATCATGTGGCATATAAAATCGTTCTATCGATTCAGCTAAAACAAAACTGCCGGCTGGACAGATAATTGATTCCCCTTCTTTTGTTTCCACTTCTTTCCATGAGGATATGTCATTGTTCTTGGGGTCCACTGTTCGTGAATTAGAATTAGCAACCATGAACTTCCTTCCCAATCGGATATCGTATCCATAGGATGAAAGACCCCAAGAAATGATTTTTTGGCTCCCATGATTTGTACGCATTAGCTCATCTACAAAAGGCCGAATCATAGGGCCTTTTTCTCCATTACATAAATTTACTATTTGATGATCAGCTAATATCGTCATTGCTTAAGCTCCAATCATTCTTTTAAGAGGATAATAAGATCGAACTGCCTCATCATAGTCTTCATTGTCAAAGGCTGTGTAAAAATCTATCCAGAGTTGAACAGCTTGAATTTCTCTAGATTGAAATCCGCCTTTTCTCTTGTATGATTTGTGAACCTCATTATATTGAGTTCTTGTTTCCTGACTCGAAATCAGAGCAAGATCTTCAATTTGAAGGGATTCTCTGAGACGAAGCATTCTTTTCATTGGTAAACCCATCTTATTCTTTCTCCTGTGTGATGAAGTATTCACCCCATTTGTTTTGATTGACTTCTCCCAGCCTTTCCATTCTACGAAGAGCTTGTCTAACCGCAGCTTCTGGTCTTTTACTCTGTGGAGAATTTTCTCTTCCCAAAATGTAAAGTTGTTCTATGGAACATGAACCTGATCTTAATGACCGACGAATGAGTTCTGTGAGTGTGAGTTTCTTGGGCTTTTTATGTTTATCAAATGCTGAGATCATCAGAAGTTGAGCATCCTCAAGAATACCCATAATGATTCGGAGAGAGGCTTCAGAAGGATCTTCAAGAAAATCATGAATAGCAGTTTCGATATAATCAGCCTGTTTTGCTGCCCATTCTAGCAAGTTAGTAATGGCTTCCATCCTTTCCCCAGTAAAATTGTCACTCCCAAACAACGGAAGAACACTGGGGAGATTTGTGAAATCATCAACCAGATAGGCTCTGTCATCATTAGCCAAACGTTTAGAAACAATTGACCGAGAAGGGTTTGGAACACCCTGTAATTTCAGAAGAGCTATTTCCTGGTCGATGTCATCCTTTTTGGGATTGGGGAGAATGAGTTGGATTTCGTATTGATTTTGTTGCCCCTTCATTGTTTTTTCCCTGTTTTGAGGATAAAATTCCCTTATATTTTAATTATATCACGAAGTTTTCTTAGTTTAAAAGGAATTTTAAAAACTCTTATATAAACTGTGAAGCACAAGGGCCCATAGCCAACATTGTAATTCTACCCTGTTTAAGAATGGTAAAAAAGTCTGGTTTTTGGCCCCAACGAGCCTCAAATTTCTCAATAATATAAGTAGGTGATTCTTCCTCGTGGATTCTCTCGATACTGGTACAATAAAGTATACCTGCATTTAGTGAAGTAGGATCATCTCTTCGATCTTTATAACCATTTTCGGATAACCATGAATAAATATGTTCAGGTGGAGAATCTAGATATTTCTCTGAAGCATCCCCTGCTGTTAAATTCTTGGTGGATTTCTTCTCCCGAGTCTTCTTCGTGGTTTTCTTGGGTTTTTCAATTTTCCCTGTTGTCTTCTTCTGAGATTGGATAGGAGATTTAGTGGGTTTAGCAATACCCTCTTGTTTTTCGAGTTTTCTTCGTTCCTTACGAAGTCTCTTCATTACTCGATCCCTGTCGGGATAATCCATGTCTTTCTTGATAAGATCTATTTGTTCATAAACCTGTTGTAATCTTTCTCCCGGAGTAGTCATTCGTTTAAAATCCTTTTCAATTCTTTTATAAATTGAGCTGTATAGGTTTGTTCATCCGTCAATGCAGCAACAGGTGTAGCTTCAAAAGCATCTACTGTTTTTTCTATTGATCTCAACTTGTCCATAGCGATGTCACCTTCAATCAGGGTAAGAGTAATTGTCTCTATATCTTCTTTTTTCATTGGACAAAATCCCGTTTTTATGATATAAAATATTTAGCAAGAACATCTAAAACAGAATCTTTACTTTTTATTGAAGAGTTAAAAGGTGTACGGGTAACAAGTTCACTACTGATATTGAATTGTTCAGGGTAGGGTAAAACACTCCCATCCCATAATTTAGAAGCGAGTAAGGACTCGTAATGACGAATTAATCTGCTTTGATGACTATCATGAAAAACATCATCACCCAACCAGGGAGGGATATCTAATTCTAGATTTAACAAAGAAGGAAGTGGATAAAATTTACTGCTTTTCCCTCTGTTTTCAACCAATTCATCAATACAAACACCCCAGTATAACCAAAGTATGGCCTCATAACCTTGCCAGACCCGGGAATCCAAGGTCCGTGCAAAATTTCGTCTATGAGAATTTTTGAGAAAAAAAATTTCCCGGAAAAGGGAGTTGATTCTGTTAGTTTGTATATATAGCAAACCTGTATGTAAACAGGTAGCAGATTCTTTCAATGAAGCATAAGGAAGGTAAATTGTCATTCTAGGCCCTCTTCTTCTCGTGATGGTTCTGTTTCTTTTAGAAAAAGATTCTTTTCCTCTTCAAAGAAAATCATAGGGTTAATAGCCTCAATATGTTTATCAATAGTTTTCTTGGGGATAGAAATGTTCTTGGTTTCAATTACTTCAGCAACACCTTTATTCATTTCTATAATGGAAGTTTTGATAGCCTTCTCAATGATAGTAGGTTCTACCAATAACAAATCTTCCCTACCCTCTCGTGCTAGAATTTGAACAATTTCACGCTCCTTTGCAATGTCAATAATAAGACCCTGATTAAATTGTGACAGACAAAAGTTAATGAGTTCTGAAAGATCATGAATCTCTAGAAATGTACTTTTCCTTGTTGGATATTTAAAATCTCCCTCTTCTACAAGAGGACGACCCGTCGAACGATATAATTCTTCCAATTCATCTTCTCTATCTTTCAAGTAACTCAAGCTTGTCGTCAGGGGGGTAGTCTCTTCCTTGAAAGCATCTTTTGCTGATGCTAAACTTTGTGAAGCAGTTTCACGCAGTTTTCTTACAGCCATAATCTTTAATAGAAGTTCTTGAAATTCATCCATTACTAGAATTCTCCTTGTAAGAGATAAGCATCGATTTGTTCTATCAATTCACGATTGATTTTAAAATCTCCACCAATCCACCCGGGACCTAATCTATCTAGAATGTCAGGTAGTTTCCCTATTGATGGTTCAGTGCTGATAATCCCGGGAAAAGGAAGAACGGTTAACCAGAGATTACTTATAAACCGATTACCATAAATGAGTTTAGCTTGAGAGAAAGGTTTTTCGTTACGAATGATGGGGATGACTTCATTAACCTTGCTAACAACTCGAGGGACATTGTCAGATTTATCACCATAAAGAGCTAATGTCAAAAGAACATGTTCTGGTCTTAAAATCTCATCATGTAGGATTTTTGGCAGTGATCTAGCAAATTTCTTAAGGCCAACGACCTGACCCTTGTGATCAGACATTTTAATAGAACCCGTAGGTAGTTGAAGTAAATCTTTATCCACACCAATGAGAGAAACAGGTCTGTTAAGAAGTCTAAGATGAATGAAACAAGCAATCAAATCATCAGCCTCTAACCCATCAATCTGAAGAGAGTGGATACGTGGGTCTTCTTCGATCATTTCCCTTAACATATCAACTCGTTCTTTTGCAGCTATCCTCTCATCGTCTTTATCATATCTTTCTGCACGATGACCCTTGTAATCTTCTGCATAATCTTTTCTGAGATTATGAGAGCTATCCATTAACATAAGAGAATCAGATTTTCGATCATATTTCTTATAGGCAGCCTTCCCCCACTGAGCAAGACCAAAAGGACTGGCCCCATAGGTCCAAGTAAGATATCCGCCATCAACCAATCTTTTAGGTCTTATCATGCCAGAAACCTTTCCAATAAGAGGCATCAATTTCTATAAGTTTTTGTTGGATGCAAAGATCAGTGTATCTCTTTAAATCAAAACCCTCTGTTCTAACCCCCTCAATATCAAGATTGTGATTGATGATTTGATCCTTTTCTGCCTCCAATTCTAGATAAAGTTGTTTATCAAAGGCGATTCGACTTTTTACATAACGAAGACTAGGACTTTTATCGGGAAACATGATACCAATCCTCTCTTTTTAAACTATTCATGGGATAAATAATATCTGGATCATAGTAGTCTTCTGCTGTAGATTCTACCTCAGCCCAGCTTTTGCCGATGGCTAGTTCTCCCTGGAAGGGGATATCTTTCGCTAGAGGTAAATCGCCCAAAGGAGAATCCAGAATTGTTTCAAAACCTTGTTGAATCCCCTTTGCCACATGAAGCGCTTCGCCCTCTGCTACTTCTAACAGTGAAGAGTCATGAACAGCCATAAAAGGACGACTCTTCAATCCTTCTCTTCGAAGAAAATTAGCAGTATAAAGTAATACCATGAGATTAAGGTCTGAAGCAGTACCTTGTATGGGGGAATTTACAGCGATTCTTTGTGCTCGATGGATTCCCTCAACAATAACTACATCTCTTAAAGGTCGTTGTCGACCAAAGATAGTTTTAACTAACTTAGATTTTATGCCTTCTTTCTTCATTTCATCTAAATAGGTTGAGGCTCGAGGAAAATTAGAAAACCAATCTTTCATGATCTTCTTGACCTCAACCACAGATGTTCCCGCTTTCTTGGCGAGATAGGGAGGACCACCCCCATAGAGAAGACCAAAAGTAACACCCTTCGATTTCTTTCTTTCTCCTGCAGAAATGTCTTCACGATTTTTCTTGAAAAGGACAGAAGCGATTTCGAGATGAGCATCTCCAGACAAAATCATCTCCGCGAATTTCTCATCTCCAGAAAGTAGAGCAAAGACTCTGAGTTCTGCCTGAGAAAAATCGACCAGACCAATCCTTCCCTGAGGCCATCGAGAAACAAAAGCTGTTTTGATGGGACCTAACCGTGGAACCTGTTGAAGATTTGGCTTCCGACAAGAAAGGCGACCTGTACGGGCTCCAGTTAATATCAGACTGGGATAAAGCAGGGGAGAATTCTTTGTTGTTTGTTCAAGATAGGCCTTGACAAAAGTATCCCAGGTCTTTTCAGTACTGCGATATTGAAGTAACAGAGCTGCTTCGGGGTGATTTTCAGATAATTGAATCAAAACGTCCTCGGCAACAGTATATTTACCTTTGGGCGTCTTTTCTGTAAGAGTAATGTCATTCTTTTGAAAAGCTTTTACAATTTGATCTGGACTTCCCAGATTTATCTTCTCTGTGTTGGAATCTTGTTGAAAAAGATCAAGTAATTTGTTTTCTAAGTCATCTTTTTCCTTCAGGAGATCAATTTCAACTCCTTCAAGAAGACTTCTATTAATATAAACACCTCTAGATTTCATTCCAATCAGAACTTTGATCAGATCACTTGTGAGATCTCGAATGAAAACATTCCCAAGTTGTTTTGAGAATATTCCAAAGATAAGGTAAGTACTGATAACATCCTCGGAGAGGTAATCGAAACTATCAAAGCTGCCAAAAGCTCTTGAGCCGGGCCTATCGGTATGATATGTGGCCAGATGTTTGAGGTTGAGAGGTTTCTCGCCAACCAAATAGGCAAGAACCATAGTGTCCTGAATTTTGTTCTCCCAGAAAATTCCAGTTTTTTCCCAAAGAAAACGAAGGTCAAATGCCAGGTTGTGACCCACAACGGTAAGATCATGTTTATTAATGATAGTGTAGAGTCTTCTAAGAATATTTTTATCGGGGTTTGGTAAAACGTAAATCTCATTATTTACCTCAAGATCAAAACAAAAACCAAGAGATGTTATCTGATCATTTACCTCATCAAAACCGGTAGTCTCAATATCTAAGAAAATCTCTGTATCTATCGGAAAATTGATATCGTCAAGATCAGTAACGATATTAAAACCATGGGGTTCTGGATCTGGAAGTTCAAAAAAGCGCTGAAGATCTCTGATTAAAATACGATTTAAAGAAGGCGAGTCAGCCACGGCACTAAAATGGTAGGTAGGAACTACCCAAGTTTTTAAATCCTCGTTATAAAATAGTGTCCCATGATCTTCCCGAAGATCCTTGAATCCGGGGCAAAGAGCTTCTGCTACTAAAGCTCCAAGAGCCAATATCCTTTCTGGGTTTACTATCCTTAATTCATGTATCAAACCTGGATAAGATTCCCTGATTAATTTGAGGGGAGGTTTCTTTCCAGGAATGACTGGGGTTTTAACGAGATTGGTTGCATAAATAGAATCTTCTATGGTTCTTTTGATCTTATCCAAGAACTTCCAAGTCTTAGAACCAAAGGGATCATTATCAAATTCTTGGGATCTAGCCTTTGATGGAGCGATTCCTACCATAGCATACTTAGCTGGAACAGAGCCCTTTCCCGGACGAGCTTCAGGGTCTCGGAGATTGATATCAATATAAACATGTTGTGTCATCATGTTGTCATCAATTCTGCTGATAGAGGTGAGGAAATATTCCCTTTCTCTACCCATTCACTACCTCGATACATCCTAAATTGAATGAGAGACCGGGGAGAATCTAGTTTAAGAGGAAGATTATTTACAAGTTCTTCATAACGACGATACTCTTCATAAAGAGAAAATGGGTAATTCCTCGATGAATCTCGTCTTCGATTTATAAGGACATATTCATAAGGTAAAGGAACAACAAGAACGATTTCGATCATACTTGGTGAAACTGAAAAACGAGAATAAAGAGCGTATTGAACTAGCATGTCTTCAATAAAATTAAGTGAATACTTCAAAAAAGAAGGCCAGATGTGGTCAGTAGCTCTTTGTGCCCTAATTCCCTCATAAATAATTGCAGAGAATAAACAACGATCGATTAAAACAAGAGGGAGACGTTCATGTTCCAACAAATGAAAAGCAGAAAGAAGGTGGGCTATATCTTTGGTAAGAGCAAAACCTGAAGAATTCAATTGTTTACCATAATCACGTGGTCTTTCCAATGGAATTCCCAATTGTTCTGAGGGCTTAGTAATTTCAACAGCACCATTATACTCATCTAGAATTTTATGGATCAGTGTAGTTTTTCCAGCTCCAGCAGGACCCTCAATGATAAAAATCTTCCCCATGATTTTTCTCCTGTTTGAGATAAATTATATAGCAAGAACATTTCTAAAAGTAGATCTCCTACCAAAGTCTGAAGATTTTTTAGGTACCCCAAGTACATGACGAAGATCATCCCTGAAATGAGAAATCTGATCCGAAGCAATAGAAATAATATCTTGAAGATTAACTTCGTCTGGGTCTTTACCATCTTTGAAAAGTTCAAGACCTATAATACAAACACCCTTTTGCTGAGCGATAACTAAAGCCTTGTAAATTTGTTGTGCAAGATAAGTTTTTCTCCAGACATCACCATCTGGTGCTAATATTACATATTGACCCAGGAAATACTTCTGAAGTATATTAGATGTAATAGCCCCAAAAACACAGACATCCCCTTTTTGTATTACATCATACGGGCCCTCAACTATACGAATAGGTTCAGAAAAAGAAGATAACAAGGGCCCTTTGCCTTTCCATGCTACCCCCTTTTCACCCGCAATATATGAAATTTTATTTTGTGTTCTGAGATAAACACCTGCACTTGAACCTCCCGGATACTTCATTTCAAATGCATCCCAGAGTGACCCTCGAAAAGTAACATGATATCGATCTAAAAAGGATTTTCGAGGCATCCCAGCACCCAGTCTTAAATCATGTTCACTAACTACTTCTTTAGGAACTGGAAGGAGAGGGGTATCATTATGGATAAGTAGTTGTTCTTGACTCGAATATTTCAACATTTCTTTTGTTGAAAATTTCCCCCCCTGAGAACATCTCATGCAAAAATACAAACCAGTAATCATGTTCACCTTCAGATGGCCATGACTGAGATCATTACTATCACCACAAAAGGGGCATCTGATGACGAGTTCATTATCACTATTGGAATCATTAAGTCGCATGGAGTATATCTTTCATCTCATTTGTGAGTAAAGATTGTGTTTTTCCCAACTCGTTTTGCAGACGAGTTAGAGTAGTAATAGCAATCAACGAATTTTGAAGAAGGCCAGGAGACAGAAGACCTACATTACTCACAGATTGTACTACCAAAGCATCATGAAAATCTTGTGATTGTGTAATTAGCATTTGATTAGCGATTTTCAAACTAGAAACAACTATCAATTTAGCCAGAATTGTTTCAGAACGAGAATCTCCATTATCATTTACCATGATTCATCTCCCAATTCAAATAATTCAGTTCTTTCATCTTCTAAAAGCATATCGTAGTCAAATGTATTGTAATCAAAATGGAAAACCAATTGTTGTTCTGGTGCTCCAAAACGATTCTTGGGAACATTTACCTTGACTTCTGCAAGACCATCAGGTAACATACGGATTCTCCTCCATCCCAGCATGATATCACTATATCGGGCTTTGTCAAAACTATCAGAACCAGATTCAAGCGTGATTCCTTTATCTTTTTGTTTTCCCTGGGAAGAAACGACAACCATTTTACAAAAGTTCTTTAAGATTACCAATTTACGAAAAATCATATCCAGAAGAAAACGTTTTCCTTCCCCAGAACCTCCAGCCATGACATCGGGAGAATCGATATAAATAACTCGATTGGGATTGGGATTTTCTTGAACCTTTTCAATAATATTGTCGATGTCAATCTCTCCGCAAAAAAGTTGATCTTTATCTGTGAAGAATCCCTTGTCAACTGTTTTAAGTTTCCATTTCATCATCATCAATGGTATTTCATTCTCGAAGAACCATTGTTCATCGCTTTGTTCAGTTTCCCTTATATATTTCATCAATCCCAGCATTGCAGTAGTTTTACCATGCCCTGTTTTTGCAGTAATTGTTACTAAACCCTGATAAAATCCCCCAGTAACAAGATCGAAGGGCTCAAATCCAGAAGCAAATTTGGGGATTTTTTCGAGTTTCTCATGCAATAAATTTAAATTTAAAGCTTGAGCATCCACAATTGAAGAACCATTCTGATTTAAAAAGAAAGAGGAGATAGAAGACATTCTAGCCATATAAACATCAATGGGGGTATTACTTCTAGCCTCTTCTAGATTGATGATTGCCTGACTAGATAGAAGCATCCTGAATTCTCGTTCGGTAAAAGGGCCCTTTTGTCTTCCCTCGTCCCTTAAATTTATTAGTTGTTGTTCACTAATATCGAATTGACTTGCTGCTCCCATGATACCCTCAGCAGCTATGGAAGCAACCAAATCGCCCTGAGGAACATAGTTTTGTACTACTCTGGGAATAGCCAGATTTAATTCAGCCGCCAGATAAACCAGTCGAGCAAATTTATTAGAATAGGGCATTTTAAAATACCTTCCCTTGAGATTGAACGATTGATGTAGCTCTAACTAAAAAATGGCAAAGAATAAATGCATCCAAGAGATCTCCATGAGTGTCCTTCAAAACACCAGATTCTAAAACATCCAAAGAAGAATCCAAAGAAAATTCAATCAGAAAGATTCTGAAAGCTTCATGAACATCATCCTTACTAGATTTCAGAGGGAGATCCAACCATGATCTAATTTCTCTGGAAGTAATATGTACTGGAGAGATCAAAAGGTCGTGAAATGACCTACTCAAATAACCAATGACTTCACCCAACTTCACCACCTGGGCTCTTCGAGTCCTGTAGTAAACTGAATTTTGATCATAATCAATGGCCAGGGGAGAACCTATCCATTCATCGAGGTTAAGTTCATGTTGAAGTGAATTCATCATCTCAAATGTGAATTTAGCAATATCTCCGAGAGAAGAATTTATTGACAGACTCTTCGCCTTCATCTTTTTTTTTCGTTTGTCCCATCGATGTACCAGTTGAAATTCTGAAAGAACAGGGCCTTGTCGTGTCATGTTGAATTTACAAGCAACAAGAGCTCCATGGGATAGACCAGGGTCTAATCCAAAAATACGAAGAGTACGATCACCTATCATCAGTAAATTTCCTCGTCATCGATAAAACTATGTAAACTGTGAATAGAATGCATAAGAGGTCCTGCTTTAAGATCTTTGAAATGATCTTCCCCCTGAAGAGAGTCTAACAACTGCATTTGCCAGGCCCTTGCAAACCAAACATCTGAAAGCCAGAATCTATCAAAATCTGAAGATCTTTGACTGTAAAGAAGTAAAAGATGTGGACCCAAACCCGGAATAGTACGGATAAAGGCCTGGTAACCTAAAGAACAGGGGATTCTGGTGGGATTACTAGCCCTGTAACCGTGATGATCTTTAAAAAATGGGTAATAGGCTCTGCGAGTATCAGGATTATGAACAAGTGCTGCCCGAATAGCCTCAAATGCTCCAGACATAATCTCGGGATAGGTATAGGAAAATCCATCACCTTCTCTGCAATGAACAAGAGCGGGATGAAAATCTGAGGGAGAATCAGAATACTGGGATGCGTCTGTAGTAATTCGTTGAAAAAATTCTGCATCTAACCAATTTTCCCATTCCATCGCATCCATCTCTTTAAAAAAGGAAAAATGTTTCATTCCAATTTCTACTAATTCCAGAGATGCCTGAGGTATTCCTCCTGCAATTTGATATGAATAATTCAAGAGCTCCCGAGCCCTAATATTTAAATTTGTCTGTTGCTGAACTCGAGTAACAGATACCTGATCCGCACGAGAGAGATCTCGCTCAATCTCACTAATTGCTTCGTAAAGAGTAGCAAAACTTTTCATGAAACATCCCCCGGTATTAATGTAATAAACATAATAGAAAGTAAACCCGCCTTCAAAAAAACTTCATAAATTTTGTCTTTTCCAACAGCCCATCGAGACCTCTTACGTCGTTTATGGTAGGACATGATTTTGGCGTCTTTAAATTCTCCCTCTCGATCAGACAGGGCCTCAGCTTGACGTTTGATTTCTTTAAAATCTCGATGGGAAAGACGATGACCATTGGGTTTTTTGATGGCAGATTTTAAACTCTTTGCTTTTCGATACCGCGGGGCATCATAATCAGGCTTATCAGCCATATGGATTCTCCTAGTATTTGCTATTGAGTCTAAATTGAAGGACGTTATCTTTCGCAACAAAAAATTTGTAAAATGTTTCCCAAGAATCAAAATGGACTAAGAAGGTATGAAGGATTCTTTGATAAACCTGTCCAGCTTCCTCATAACCATGAAAGAATGTTTGTTGAGTTTGATTCATCCATGCTCTGTTTCTGAATGTCTCTGCCATTCTGCCCATGATTAAATGAAGAATATATAAAATAGAATGATCTGAAACAACAATGTCCTCAGGAACAAAGGTTATCCACCTTTGATTATTTAGTATATCATACGTGAGTTCCGTCATTCTTTCGATGGTAAAATATTCTTGATCTAGCATCAAGGCACTCATCAGATAATTCAATGCATCGATGAGTTCTTCCAAAACATGATTATTGGCTTTGGCTTCACTTGCTTCAACAACTTCTTCAAGAGTTCTGAAGAGCATGATTCTTAACATTTCTTGGCCCTGTGAAGAGGAGAATGAAACAGTGGGTTTCACAAAACCTTTTTGGTTTTCGATAGAAGCAAATGCAAGAAAGGTTAAATTTCGTTTTACTAAAAGCTCATTAACAGTTTCAATACTCAAGAAAGGAACATAAATTCCCTCTAAATAATCATCAACTTTCATTATTTTTCCTTTGGAAAAGGAGAGCCCCGAAAGGCCCTCCCATCAACCAGGAGAGAAGAACTCCCTCTACCAGCCCAGGTCATCATTGGATGACTGGGAGGCATCGGAAGATGAGGACCCAGCTCGGGCATTTTCCCGTTCTGTATAAGCCTGCGCCCATTCTTCTAGAGTTTGGGAAGCATCTTCGATTTCATCAAAATCAATCAGTTTCACTTTTACAGTGGGGATAATTACATATGTTGTTTCTTTTCCTTCACCAGATTTATTAAGATTCAGGATTGTGCCTGTGTCTAGCGAGAAGAGATCGGCATCTCCATCTGCTAAAATTTGAAGAATCTGTGTGAAGGCACTCTTAGCGATAACTAAGGGAACTACCTTATCAGCATAAAGTTCACTGATTTCCCCAGAAGAAGTTGCACCAATAACCGCCCGAATTATGAATTTGGTTTTTGGTTGACCTCGATACATATTATCAACCTGCGTGAAAAATCGTCGAGCATCTTTTCCTCTTTTCCAATCTTCTGGGACAATACGGAAACTTGTTTTACCCTTCTTGGGAAAAAAGAATTGTCCACCCCCTGAATTGGAAAGAGTATCCAAAAGATCTTCCCAGGGATTGGGTTGTGAATCTGCCATTGCAATTTCTCCTTGTATGATATATGCGATTGGCGATTTTCTTTATGGTATAAATTATAGCAAGATCAAAAATCTCTATCTATCATCCAGTCTTGTGCATCTATTTCATAATCTATATGTTCTCCCTCTCTGATTTTTATTTGACTGTTGGGATCATAGGCTTCAGGGACCGTTGAGGGGAAGAAAGGTGGGTTGTCAAAACGACCACTCTCCTCAAATTCCAGATATTTAATCCCTTGTCTAGCAAACATTCTCAAAGTAGGAAGTCTTCCCCGTCTAGAATTCTGAAGATGACTTCTCAGTAAATTTCCCATTCGAGTGTCTGGGAGGTCGTCCTCCATTTTAATAAGGCCGAACATCCTTAATGGCAACAACATTTTCCAGGACATTACTTGAACCTGTGAACATTGCCACAATAATGAAATGTCATCGGGTTTAATACGTTGACGTGTATTTTCAACAATCCATCGAGCTATTGCAAGTCCGAATCCCAGATCAAGTACAGCAGTGGGGGCAAATAATGAAGAACGTGACATTAATGTTACCTGAGCCTTTTGTCCCATACCTGCAGATCTGAAATTAATGGCATGTAAACAATTACCCAATTTATGATTTGCTCGTACAGGACATGTATATCCAATCTCTTCAAAGGGTTGACGCATCCTGCAATCTTCTAGAAATTGTTGCATCTCACCTTGTTGTGTGTATTCTGTCCAAAATTTTGCCCATCGATTGGGGAAGATGTAGCCAGAGTGGATGAGATTAAATTGTTCACCTAGAGGATTTCTGATAAAGAAATTTCCATCGGTTACCCATGCCCGACCACTATCAGCATTATATAATGAGTTATGACTTGGGCCCAAACCTTCACCATCAAGTACAAAATTCCAGAGAACCTTTTTGTAAAGTTCAGTTGCAGTGTCAGCTTCGATTTGAATCATTCATCATGACCTAGATCTATACCCTTATACTCATCTAGGTATTCAATCGCTTCTTCTTCTACTTCTTCCTTAGTCTGATTCAGCACTATAGGTTTGCATAATTTTACTAAAGGTCTCAAGTTTAATGATCCTAAGCCCCCTGTCATCAACAAGAAAACCCCCCACTTTCTGCAGACAAACCTCAACATATTCAAGGGCCGATTCTAAAGAATCAAAAGTTTCTTTGGGAAATAAACCCCGAGAAGCAATATGACGCCAGGCAAGAGCATAGTCCCTACCATTTTCTGTAAAATAGATATGATATTCGATTGATTTGACAGACATTTTAGATCCTTTGCGGATACCTGACCTCAAGTATCAAGGTCAGGTATTTTTATAGGGGGAGAGATAAGATTCTAGATTTAGTTCAATTCAGTCATCAGATCGAAGGTACCCATCATCTGCATAGTAGCAGTGAAGAGAGATTCCTGTTTGGAAACGATTCGAGTAACAGCCCGTCGTTCATCTTCGTCCTTAAGATCTTCTTGTGACAAAGGATTGGTGATAGCATTCAGGACATCGAGTCCTCTAATCCTGCGATTTAAACCATCCGCCATCATTTGCATTTGAATAGCATACTCCCGCAAATACCAATTGGGAAGCCGATTAAAGGTTGCTGCTGTTTTGGCAAGGAAACCTGGAATTCTAATCAACCCAGGTCCATCAGCATCATCGGGTGTCAAAAAATTTCGATTGATGAAGGTGTGAAGTCTTCCCGCAGCCTCTGGGGAACCAAAATCAGGACCCATAATCCTTGTGTCGTTTTCAGTGAAACCCTGCCAACCATTTACTGAATTGATGACGGAGTTATCATTGAAAGATTTGTGTCCAATCCGAAGACGACCAAAATCCATTACCTTGGCAGTGAGGCCATTATCACAAATGCTTCGATGAAGTGCATGTGAATAAACCAAGGATTGACGTGGACTAATACCCCCGTCTACAATAAGAGATTCACTCAGATAACGAACTCCGTCATCATCCCGATCGGTTACTTGGCCCCACCAGATATTATGATCCCATTGAATAGGGTCAGGAATACGAGAACTACCCTCCTGAACCAGAATAGCCCGATAATCTCGAGATGAACCATAGAATCTCTGAAGTTTCCAACCATTCTCCAGAACAGGGGCCAAGGCCCGGGCTGGATCAACAGGACGGACCAAACGATTGGATGTACCGAGTAGTGTAGGAGGTTCTTCTGAACCATCCTCCAGAAAGGAATAGGAATAATGCTCTTCACCCTCATATTCCTCTACGACAATTTCACCCCATGGTTGAGAATTGCCTTCCCTGTCAACAGTATTTACTCGCTGAGGTTCACCAATTACCTGAACAGTTCGTTTCGACATTCTGTGTCTCCTTGTGTAATTTATCAGGATATAGATGATGTTATAATATATAGCAAGAAATTCTGATTTTTATATTAAATGATATCCATGAATACTTTTACTTACTTCCTTGAAACTTTCACATGTTTTCCAGGATGTAATAAAATTGCCAAAGCTTTAACTGTCAGAGTATATCGGTAATGAGGAGAATATTTTTTCCAACCTTCCTCATCAACTATAGGACTTTTACGAATTAAATCTTCAACTATTAGTCTATCTATGTCTATTTCTCCCCTCCAATCTGTAAAATGTAACCAAACATAGAGAGAATGGATATCCTTATCGATAAGATCTGTAAAACCTAATAATTCAGAAAAAAGAGATAAAGAAATTTCTAGGTCAGGATGTTCATTGCTATGTTTATGAGCTATTACATCTACTAATTCATAAAATTTTGAATTTGTCATTTTAAGTCCTCCTTTACAAATCATATAGCAAGATACTATAATCTGATCAAGGGCCGTTGTTGCTAAGAGAGAATACTATGGACTATAGAGAATGGTTAAATCAAAATAGAGATGATCTTCCTGATGAAATAGAAAGAAAAGAAGAAGAAACAGATGATCAATTTCTAGGTTTTAATCACTATTTGTTATTAGGAAGAAAGAGAACACTCAGACGTGCTTATTATAATTATAGTATAGATAAAGGAAACATAACCAGAGAAGAAACATCCTATAGCTCAGATCTTAGAGTAGGAAAGAATTTTAAATCATGGTCATCTAGTTACAAATGGATAGAAAGAGCAAGAGCTTTAGATGATTGGATCAGTGCTAAGAATCTTCATCAACTTATAGAAAGACAAGATGTTGTTGAATCTAATTCTTGGGCAGACTATCAAATGCTTAGACAAAGAATCATAGATAGTTTAATAGTACAAGAAGAGGGAACATTAAGTCCCAGAGAATTAAAAGAATTAGGTATGGCATTGAAATATGCTGATGAAATAGGTAGAAAGACTGCAGGACTTCCCAGTACTATTACTCAATCTGCTGTAGCTAGAGAAAGAGAACTCAATAGTAGAGCACAAGAAGTATCTGTTGATGAACTAGAAGCTATTCATAGCAAGGCTGAAGGAGAATTAAATGAATGGAATAAAGAAAGAAGAGATAGATCTAGAGAAAATTCAGATAGAGTGGAAGAAGTGTAAAGAGAGTTGTTTATATTTCATTATTACCTATGTTAAAATTTATGATTCTGTTGAAGGAGACTGGATAGATTTTGATCTCTGGCCTGCTCAAGAAGAAGCATTGAATGCTGTACTCAATAATCTCTGGATAGTTATTCTGAAAGCTAGACAACTAGGTCTGACATGGTTATGTTTAGCTATTGGTTTATGGTTAGCTCTTTTTCATCCTATCTCTATTATTCTTATCTTTTCTAGAAGAGATGATGAGGCCAAATATCTGATTTCTGATGAACGTCTAAAAGGTATGTACAAAAGACTACCTTCATGGATGCAAGCTAAAGAGATACTTCGAGATAGTTCTCATGAATTCAAACTTTCTAATGGTTCTGTTTTTTATGCGTTTCCTACAACGGCTGGAGATAGTTATACAGCATCTTTAGTAATTGTAGATGAAGCAGATCTTATTCCGGATCTTGGTAGTCTCATGAGGGCAGTTAAACCTACGATTGATGCTGGAAATAGAATTGTTCTTGTATCTAGAGCAGATAAAGATAATCCTCAATCTGTTTTTAAAAACATTTATCGTAATGCTAGATTGAAAAAGAATAATTGGTCTCCAGTTTTTCTTCCCTGGTATGTTCGTTTAGATCGGGATCAACAATGGTATGAAGATCAAAAGATAGATATTTTAACAAGAACAGGTTATATAGACGATCTCCATGAGCAATACCCTAAAACGGAAGCTGAAGCATTAGCTGGAAGTGTTAGAAATAAAAGAATTCCCCCTCTGTGGCTTGAAGCTTGTTATGAGCCTCAAGATCGTATTCCTTTAACTTTTATTTCAGAGGCTCCTGCTATACCTGATCTTTCTATCTTCAAGGTTCCAGAACCAGAATTAAATTATGTAGTAGGGGGAGATCCAGCGGAAGGTAACCCCAACAGTAATGATTCATGCGCCATTGTTCTTTGCAAAGAAACAGGAGAACAAGTAGCTATTTTTGCAGGTCAACATGAACCCAACATCTTTGCTGATTACATGGACCAATTGGCTCTCTTCTTCAACAAAGCACCTATTCTGGTAGAGAGAAATCATCATGGCCATACTGTTATTTCATGGTTTGAAAATAATGGCCAATCAGATTTAACTGAAGGTCCAGATAAAAAATTGGGCTGGTTAAGTACTCGACCCGGTAAAGTCTCTTTGTATGATGATACAGCTGAAGCAGCTAAAAATCAGTGGATGATTATCCATGATGAAGACACATTCACTCAGCTTAGAAATATAGAGGGAAATACTCTTAAGGCACCTAAACACGATCTTGATGACAAGGCCGATGCCTTTGCTTTAGCAATGAAAGCTATTCTCATTTCTGGGAGTTTTACGGAAATGCGTCAAGGGCATGTTGCTTGGAACTATCGAGAAATCAATCAGAGTGCACGTGCACTTGGCAGAAAAGAAAAAGATACGATACATAGGATTGCAACTAAGGCTCCTAGTCGAAGAAGAAGATACAGGAGAATGACATGATAAAATTTATTCGTGAGTTGATTGGTCAAGGTCAACGAATTGTTAGAAAATTCGAGGTAAGGTTTAGACTCTCTAGCCGGCAAAGTGTTTCCCAGGATATTGGAAATGTTGCCTATGACTATTGGGACCGAGCTTATCATGCAAAGGTAGAAGGTCTTGAACTTTCAGGATTGTTGATCAAACCTTTGGTCAATAAAATTGCTGCATGGGCTCTGGGAACTCCTCCTCGTGTTGAATTGGGTAACCGAGAAAAGAATAAGTTTGTGGCTAGATGGTTAGAGACTAACCTGAATCAATTGATAAAAGGTTATAAATCTAGTCTAAAACTTGGAGATGGTTACATCTTCATTAACCCAGATCTTACCTTATCCGTTATTTCGCCTCAGAATGTTTTTCCAATTGTTGATCCTAACGATTTTTCATCCATCATTGGTTGGACGATTGTTAGAGAATTCAAGAATCCCATAGATCTTAATAGCGTTCAAATGATCAAGGAAGTTCTTACACATGAAAAAGGAAGATACTTCAGAGTAAGAACAATTACAGATGAAAGGGATAATGAACTCAGTCGAGAAGTCTTTTCTCTTCCTCTTCGCCAAATTCCCCTATTTCATATCTCAAATAATCCCTCCGAGAATGAGAGATTTGGTAGACCAGAAGCAGAAATGCTAGTTGAATTGCTTCATCGTTATGGTGAAGCTATTGATGCAGCTTTAGATGGAAATCTTCGTCAAGGCCGTCCAACTCCCGTCTTTTCTGGATTAGGTTCATCTAAAGAATTAGATGCTTTCTGGACACGTCATAGTACTCGTGTCAATCGAGAACTCGATGATGGTACAACTGAAACATATGATGTCATTGATTTTGATGCTGACAGGGCAGTGACATTGGGAGGTGATGCAAAATTTAGCTGGGCTTCTCCCGGAAGTGCCAGTAGTGATACTGAAACCCTTTTGGGTATTCTCTTTTATTTATATGTTCAACACTCAGAAATGCCAGAGTGGGTCTTGGGAAATGCTATCACGGGTTCTAGAGCATCTGCTGAGGTTCAGGTTGATCCCCTTGTTCGATTCATTACGATGAAGAGATTGGACATTGAGATGTGGTTCAAACCTCTTATTTCAACACTCATCGAAATGAAGAGTTTATCTGAATTGAAATTTCAATCTTCTACTAAAGAAGAAGAGAAGATGGATATCATTTGGCCCATATTGACACGGAAAGATGGCCAACTCACACTTCAAGCTGTTCAATGGAGTTATGCCCAAAGACTCATCGATAGAGAAACAGCCATCAGTCATTTACCATTAGATATCACTGACCCAGAAGAAGTTCTCGATCAAGCTCTTGACGAAGAAAGACCAGAACTTGCTATACAAAATGATGCTTCACAAGATAAGTCTGGTAAGATAGATAAAGACGATACTTCTAATAATAAAAATGGAAACAAGAATGGTCCAATCAAACAAAAGACTCGAAGTTGAGAAGATTTTGATTTATGCACCAGTAGTAGGCAGAGGAGGTTGTACTTTAGTTTCTAAGAAATTAGCTCGAGCATGGTTAGATCTTGGAAAATCAGTAACTTTTCTGGGTTCTGCTTCGAATGAAATAGGACAAAAGATAGAATGGGATCCACGAGTAAAGATTCTTCAACTAGACCCAGAACCCCACCCCACGGGAGATCGATTATTTTCCTGGTTAAAAACCCATACTCAAATTCATTATGAACATCTAGAGAAAATAGCCCCTGGTTATGATGCTATTTGGTTGCCCATGCCCTGGCATACCATGAGATATATACAGGAATGGGATATTAAAATACCAGTAATAGCATTTCTTCCTGATTTTGCCTATGATTATCTTTCCAATTTAATTTCGCAGAAAGATGTTTATGGTGCAAGAAGGGAAGCATTTAATTTTTCTCGTTGGTGTCATAAAATAGTTCTGTCATCAGATTTTCAAAGAGACTGGGCTATTCAAAAGTATGGGATGAAAAATACTGTACTCATTCGTAAACCTGGTTTTGTACCTGATAATTTTAAATCGGATGAACTCGAAGAAAGTAAATTCAGGGAACGATATAATCTTAACGAAGATTATATTTTAGCAATGCATGTTTATGGGCATAAGGATCCTTTCACTCTTTTGAAGGGATATTCCATGGCTAAAATCATTTTCCCCCAACTTCCAAAACTCGTATTAGCTGGACTTCATTCTGAGTCTTTTTCTCCCAATTATCCAACTCGAGATGTTGCAGCAAGACAAGTACAAAGCCTTATTGTTTCTGCAGATTTAAATTGGGAAGAACATATGCTGTTTTTAGGTTTTATTCCAGAAGAGTTGTTGGGGGGTATGTATCATGGAGCCAAATTTGTAATAGCTCCATCTAAAAGTGAAGGAGGGGTCTCAGGTACTATTTGTGAAGCTGCAGAGTCTAAAACCCCCGTAATTTATTCTAATATACCTGCACATGTTGAAGTTCTTGGGGAAAGCATAGATTCACCTGGTTATCATTTTCAAGTTGGTAATCCCGGAGACTTGTCCCTAGCTATTTGTAAAGCTTATATCAATGAGAAACATTTCAAAAAGACAGCAACTAGATTAAAGGAGTTACTTACTGGTGATTGGTTAGACATTGCCCAACAGTACCTTGATCTCTATCAGTCTAAAGGAGGACAATCATGAGATCTATAAGAAACAGCTCCATTTCCGTGGCGATATTTGGTGCGGGTTCAATGGCCCAAGAACTGATTGGATACATGAGAAGTTATACTGAAGCTGGATTCACTCCCATGGGATGTATTACAGAAAGTCATAAAGATAAAGGAAAGCGAGTCCTTGATGTACAAGTTGTAGGAAACGATGGAGATTTTAGAAGAGTTGGAGTTGTAGGCGTAATTGCTGTAGGAAATCCTACTCTACGAGAAAAAATCTATAGTGCAAATCCCAATATGATCTGGGCACACGATTTTTCCTTTACAAATTATTCGGGATTTGATACAATACTGGGTGAAGGGTCTGTAGTTGCTCCAAATACTGTTCTCACAGTAAAAGTAAAAATAGGGATTCACTGTTACCTTCACATTGGTAGTATCATTAATCACAATGTTGAGATTGGTAATTTTTCTGTCGTGAGTCCAGGTGCTGTTTTATTGGGTGGCGTAAAGATCGGTGAAAGAGTTCTCATCGGTGCTAATGCAACTATTTTACCAGATCTTTTTGTAGGAGATGGAGCCATCATTGGAGCTGGTGCTGTCGTAACAAAAAATATCCTTGCTGGCTCTATTGTTATTGGTAATCCTGCAGACGACATCCAGAAGACGGAATAATCATGAAAATCCCTCTGGCGGATGTTTCTACAACAGAAAGTGAAATAAGCCAAGTTAGAGATGCATTGAATCGAGGCATGATTTCTGGAACAGGTCCTCACGTCAAATTATTTGAAGACTTGCTTTCACAAACTGTGGGAAGAAAATATGCCCTAGCAACTAATAGTGGAACAATGGCCCTAGTGGTACTCCTTCAGGCTTTAGGTATTGGGTCTGGAGATAAAGTGCTAGTGTCCTCCTTTACATTTGTGGCTCCTGCAGCGGCTTGCCGATTAGTGGGAGCCACACCTGTATTGGTGGATATCGATAAAGAAAGCTGGACGATAGACCCGAAGAAAGCTGAGGAAGTAATCCATCGGTTAGATGGAAAAGTTAAAGCCATTATCTCAGTGGATTTTTCGGGTCATCCAGCTAATTATGATGCCTTATACAATTTATGTCAGAAGTTCGGGTTATTGTTAGTAGAAGATGCAGCTCAGGCTCATGGATCTAAATTTCGTAGTAAAGGCAAAGAACTTCTTCAGACAAGCTGTGGGAGTTTTGGACATGGCTCAATCTTTAGTTTCTTTGCCAATAAAACTATTACATGTGGAGAAGGCGGAGCTATTCTTGTAGATGATGAAGCTCTGGCCAATGAGTGTCGATTAATAATGAATCATGGCATGGACGCCAGAATGCCTTATCACCATACACGCATTGGAAGGAATGGTAGATTAGGTAATCTTCAGGCAGCTTTTGGTTGTGGTCAGATGTTTCGATGGGCTGAACTAATCACGGGAAAAGTCAATACCATCGCCCATTACATCAATAAGCTTTCTGGATTACCAGGTCTTCTCCCCCGTACAACTAGTACGAGTTACGATATCGATATGGTGCCTTGGTTAATGACATTATTCGTAGATGCTGAAACAGCAGGTATGTCAGCACGACAACTTACATGGAGATTACAAGAAAGAGGAATTGATAGCAGAATGACATTTTCTCCTCTTCATCATCCTCCTCAGAATCACTTTTACGGGGGTGGCAATTTACATGTTGCAGAACACATCAGTGAAAATACTCTCTGGCTTCCTACCCATCAATTAATGTCAGAAGAAATTATCGACCATGTTTGTCAACAAATCCGGGAGATACTCATAAATGGATAAAGAAAAACACAAGATTATCAAGCAACACAGAGTACTCCCTCTGGCTAGGGAATTCTTAGAAGCAATCGATTTTACTCAAGAACCCATAATTCCTTGGCCTGAAGGAGTAAATCGGGATGAATTGAAACGTGCGTTGGATACTACTGAACTCGTAACCTTCACATTACCCATTGGGCAGATAGATGCTTTGTCTGGTAATGGTTTTACCTACAAAGAATCCTCTGTTTTGGGTTTGGTTAGACAAGTCAACCAGAAAAAACCTGAAGGTTTCTGGGGTCATCTTCGAGAGGATGAAATTGGTACAAAATACAGTCCAGCGGCTGTTCGTTGGTTGGCTGCTGAACTTGATGATGAGGGTGTAGCTTGGGGACTTGGAGTAGCCCTGACTGAAACTGCTGGTAGGCATTTTAAATCAGCAAAGGCACTCCAAGCTAGAACGGGAACATCAATCTTTGGCTGGAATGTAGTAGTCGGAGAAGAACTTGATGTTTATGGATATGATCTCATTTCAATTGATTTAGCAAGCTCAGAGAGGGTGGGAATACCCATTACTTCTGCTGAACCTATAGTAAATACAGAAATACAAGGAGATGAAGAAGTGGACAAAGACAAAGATGTTGTAATTCCGGACCTGAAAAAGAAAACAAAGGACGGAAACGAGAGCGGGGCAGATTTTCTACAAGATCAAGTTGATACTCTTCGGCGTCAAGTTAGCGAACTTAGAGCCTATCAAACTGATCTTCAAGTAGCAAAAGAACTTCTGGCTTTGGGAAGTGATGATGATCTGGCAACAGGGATTCGTCAACTTCAACGTGAACGTTCTACTTATGCCAGTGAAAATCAGACCTTGCTGGCCAATCACATTACTGCTGAATTGGAACGTGTTATCAAGCTTGAATCAGTTAGGCCTCTCGTTCTTTCTCTGATTATGTCTAAGAAACCTGCAACAACAGCAGAAGTTGCTCAGGCTATCGTTGATATCACTGATTCACCTGAAGTAAAGACTCTTCTGGAGGGCCAGCGAGAGACAGAAGGTGGGCCTGAATTAGGTGAAGATAATAACCACGAAAAGAAAAAGGGCGATGCAAAACATGACATGGGGAAATTCATGAAGGATCGCCCAGTAGTTCAAAATGAAGGGAGTAAATAATGGCCGCTGGTGAGAATAGTTATTTCGAATCAGATGGTAAAGCTCTTCACGTGGCTCTTACGGCTACAGTAGCAAAAAGCCGTGTGGTTGTCGTTGAGAGTTGGTTGGGTATCGCTGCTAATGATGGTGTTAGTGGAGATACTATCGCGATGACAGTAGATGGCCGGGAATATCAATTTGAAGTCCCAGCTGCTTTGGCTGTTGCAAAGGGTGCTGTTGTTTATATCGACATCGCTGATCTCACGGGTCACTATCCTGATGATGCAGCTTGGAATACAGATGGCACTGGTACGACCCCTATTCGTTTATTCAAGGCAACAATGGCAAAGGATGCAAACGACTTCGTGACCGGTATTATGTTCAAAGACCAGCTCTAGGAGATTACCCATGCTTAAGATTTTCGCTAAAGAATCACTCGCAAAAGAAACACCAAAATGGGGCTTCAAGGACGGGTTTGATATCCGCGATGAACTTCAAGTTGTCGAACAAACCAAACAGGGTACAGTTGTCGAATTCATTGGTACCGGCGATTTTGCTTCTGCTTGGGTTGAACGCCAACGTTTCGAAGTGGATGCAGGCCGGGACGAAGAGCCTATTCTCTATACCCCTCTCTATAATGTAGTCGAAGATTCCTCACTTCCTAGGAACGTTACAGTTTACAGGCTGGGGCCTGGAGCTGTTGTTTTTGAAGAAGTAATGGAAGGCGGTGAAGTTAAGTTCGTCACCGTGGGTGAGAGTTCATTCTCGGTACCCATTCGTCATTATGCTACGGGGTTAGAATACAGTAAAGATCTCGTTATTTATAATGAGCTCTGGGGCATTCCTATTGTTGAAAGACAAGCAGGAATCGCATGGAACGCTATTCTCAATAATATTCATCTCTCACCCATTATTGATGCCACTTATGCTGCAGCTAATCAAACTGCTGCATCTGCTGCAGGTGCTACTCTGGTTGAGAATTATCTTCGCACGATTGAAGATGCTATTACCAATTCAATCGCAGATACAACTAATCCCCGCCGTGGACCCTACACATTGCTTGTTTCTACATCCGATCTCTTTTTGATCGAACGAGCTTTGAGACGGGTACCTCAGCAGGGATTTGATCTTCAATCATCCGCCCTTTCTCGTATCCGTAATATCATCGCCTATGATGGTTGGACAGGTTCACGAGGAAACTTTACAACAACCTACTCTGGAGTAACTGCTGGCACTGCCTATCTAGTTGACCAGGCTTTCCGGGATCGTAACTTTGGTTCCTTTGTTAAACAAGGTCTACAACGAGGTGGTGGGAATCCTGATGTTAGTCGCTTCATCCTGGAACAAGTAATCTGGGACGCTTATCTCGGTGTTCATGCAGATGTTATCCCGGCAACTGAAGAAATCACCTGGCCGACATAAAACGCTAGGAGATAATCGATGCTTAGAAACGTCAATGACCCAGTTGTCAGAATATCAACTACGATTGCAGCTGCGGCTGCAGTTAGTGGTTCCATTAGCCTTCTGGGGCGAGGTCCACGAGGAGTTGCAGTCCAGGTACCTAGTGCTTGGACTGCTGCAGATCTTGCCATGGAAGTAAGTGAAGATGGAACTACTTGGGTTCATGTTAGAGATGAGATTGGTGCTATTGTCCGTATCATCTCTATTCAAACCAGTGAAGCTGGGATTTATCTGTTTCCTGCTTCTAGTTGGTATACCGGAGCATTTCCCTTCATGCGTTTAGTTTCACTCAACACAACTTCTGGAACAACTTGGACAATTGTAAATCAAGCCTCTGAAAGATCACTAAAAGTTGTCCTATTAGGTTAAAGCAGGGAGCTAAGGCTCCCTGCACTTTAGGAGAGGGCCGATGACACTACATACACACAGAGGTCTTCAACTTCAGATACCTACAGCACAGGGCCTGAATCATGAAGACTTCTTGCGTTCTCTATCTCTAACAATTCGTCTGAAACTTCAAGAAATAACGGGTGACATTGCGGTAAATAGTTTATATACGATTGCAGAATTTGCTGAACTACTTTCTAATAAAGATTTTAGTGTTTGGACAGATGATGATCCAGATAATTGGTCGGTAGTCGAAGTAGGAGATTCTTCTAGTAATATTACTCAGGCACCCGATGGGTCGTTGAACATCATCTCAGATGGGACTGCAGCTCATGTCCTTCAAACAGTGCTAACTGTTGGAACAGAGTACACAGCTATCATCAAAGTAAGTGAAGTACAGAGTGGAACTATCACTCATGGACTATCAGGAATTTCTCCAAAGCAACAAATCATATCAACACCCGGGACGTTTTCGGTAACATTTGTGGCAGAAAATACTAATTATGTTATTAGTCGCGCATCAGCCTGTGATGTCAAAATAACTGAAGCGAGTGTTCGCAGATCAGGTAATCTATTAGAGAATTCTGACTTCAGTGCATGGACTGCTGATGATCCAGACGATTATACCGTTTTCAATGAATCAGGTGGTGTAGCTGAACTTTCAGAAGTAGCTGCGGGGGAATTCCAGGCTGATGCACCAACACTCGGTGGCAATCATGCTAATTTCTGGACGGCTGATCCCGGTGCAAATCTCTGGATTGAAGAGAATGGCATTCTCACCATTGGTGACACTTACCGTGCTGAGGTAGATGTCAATGGGATTAATACCGGTGGCATGATTCGTATTCATAATAGTAATGCAAATCTGGGGCCAAATCTACTCATTGCGGAAGTGACTGCCCATGATTTTATTGCGGTAGCCACTAATTATGGGTTGAAGCGCCTTGCTGCACCCAATGATGCAACAGTCGCCAGTACTAGTATTGAGAAGGTTGGAGAACTTGATGCACAAATTTCAAGTTCAGGAGTTACCCTTGGTCAGATAGGACAACAAGGAGATAACGAAGCATTTGATTTCACTGGATCAGGAGGTTTCCTAGATATTGTAGATCCAGCCGATCAAATCTCCGAAAAACAAACATTCGAATATATAATCCCTATTAGCCCAGATACTGCAGGAGAAGGACCTGATTTAGGTCACCTTTTTGAATGGGGTAGTGGTGGAGGTTTTTGGTTACGATTTGATAGTGGATTAACTGCCTTCAGAGGAGAGGTTCCAGATAGTATTGCTGGGGGCTCTGTAACAATAACTGATGAGGGTGTTACTGCAGGAATCTGGGCTGTCATTTTTGCTTCATTCCAAGCAGATAAAAATCTTCATCTTTACAGGGGTGATCCTGATGGAACAGTTACAGAACTTAATACAACAACACAAACACCACTTTCAAATTTGGTTGCTTCACAATCGGGTAATACACTTAGATTTATGAATAATGGAGCAGCAAATAGAGCTGTAGATGGAACAGTAGATGAAGTAATAGTGGGAGATCTTCTTACTGATGGAGAAAGAGAACGTTTTACTCGGGGATTTTTTACATCGATTGATGGTGGATATCCCGGTTATGAGGAAGGGTTTTAATGGTTCTCCCAACTAATAGAAGTATAACAAATACCAGAGCAGAGCATGTAACTGATCATAACCTAATTGCTACACTTTTTGGAAAGATTTCTGATGTAACATTTTTTGGGGCGATAGGGGATGGTGTGGCTGATGATACTGTTGCCATCCAAGCTGCACTGGATGATCTGGCAAATGGAGATAATCTACACTTTCCCCCCGGTACTTATAATGTCTCCAGCCCCTTAACTCTTACTAGCATGTCACGAGTTCACATCACGGGCAATGGGGCTACGCTACACGCAACAGCAACGATGAGTAGTATTTTAAGTCTTAACGGGTTTGCCTATTCAGTCGTTGAGGGTCTCTGGTTTGACAGCGATGGTGATGTTACAGTAACAGACATGCTGTATTATCACTGGGATGGCATAGTCGCCCGCAGCAGCACCCGAAATATATTCCGAAACATGCACTGGGAAGGGCGGTTTGTAACTGCATTGCGGATAGGTCAGGCTGCAAGCGGTGTACAAACCGATAACTCATTGTTTGAGAGTCTGGCCATTGGCGGCGGTTGGACAACCGGCGAAGGTACACTATGGCAAGAAGGCATTCATGTTGGTGATGCTGTAAGTGGTAATAATATGTTGCATAATATACGCAACAGCACAATTACCCATTGCGCAGTCGCAGTTTTCATAGACCGGTCACGAATATGTGACCTTGAAAAAATCAGCACCTCATTATGTGGAGTAGATTACGATGTGCAATCGCCCGACTCAGTGCGGATCATGGGTTGTCGTTCAGAAAATGCCGAAATGTTCCTTGAGGCAATCGTTGCTGGAACAACCTTCGGGGCAAAAGTAACTGTCGATAATTGCATCTTCAAACCCGGCAGCAATTTTAATATCGGTGATATCTTTATTGATTTTCGCATCGGCGGCACATTGCATGTAGTTGATACGGTTGTTGCCAGTCTACCAGTGGCGACAATTCCCCTGATACAGACAAACAACGTAGCATCTAAGGCCCGGCAAACTCGCGTACGAGTGGAAGGGTATCGTGTCAGTACCGATACAACAATTACAGGTGGGGATGACCTATTCGATGTTGATGTACGCACCGATATTATCATGCGTGATTTTGAGCGGACAACAGCAGCTGGTGCACTGGTTGATGCCGATGCCATTCAAAGCTATAGTGTAACAGACGGAGTCTAATAACTAGCTAGTGAATTTCAACACGAGATTCCATGGAGACATTATCTAATGGCTACATCATTACCTAATAATAGAGCCATAACAAATACTAGAGCTGAACATGTAGCTGATCATAACCTAATTGCTACACTTTTTGGAAAGATTTCTGATGTAACGTTATTTGGAGCTGTGGGTGACGGGGTCGCAGATGATACATCAGCAATTGATGATGCTATTACCGATGCAGGAGCTGGAGGCATCGTCTTCTTCCCCAGTGGTACTTATCTTATAACAAGTACATTAATTATTAAAACTCATGTGATGAGTTCACCAGACGCTATTATTAATTACACCGGTACAGGAGTTGCCGTTCAGATAGGCGAGGTAGCTTCTGCGATAGATGATGTTGTTGCACAACTACCAAGAATCCAGCGACCAACCAATCGCTGGCATACACCGTCACTTGCCATTGCTTCGGATACAGGACTTCGAATCATCAATTGCAAAAATTGCATTATAGAATTTATTCGTATTCTCGATTATTCCATCGGTGTAGAATGTTTTGGAAGTGACAACGGATTTGCAGACAATGTAGTTCGGGGACAACGGATCCTAAATTGTGCTATTGGACTAAAGTTAGATCGCTTTGGTAGCGGCTGGGTTTCTGAAGCGGTTTATGATATCAAGAAAATCACTGTTGGCGATGGTATCTTATCGGGACGTGTTGTTGGCACACGTGGGGTACAGAAATTGACACCCAACAGCAACAACGTATTCCGGAATATCAATTTTGAAGGTAACCGACTGGAATACGCCATTGAGGTACATGGTAATGGTGGCGTATTTAGCAATTGCCGATTTGAAAGTGCTGATAATGATCTCGATCCCAATAAATTCTTTATTGGTGATGATGCAACAGGTTGGCTTTTTGATAATGGACCTCACCTTGATGATGTAGAGATTGATCTTGAAGCAGGTTATACGGGAACTCATAATCAACGACGTTATATTAACACAACGACAGGTGCTACAGTAGAAGATGCTTTTTAATGGCAAATGGATATAAAGGAAAACAAGATGGCATATCAAGAAATGACGCTAGAAGAACTCAAGTCAGAAGTAAAGAGACTCGAAAATTACAGCAATGAAATATGGCAACGACGTTTAGCATTGAAAGAAGAAATGCTAGAAATTCAAAAGCAGATTGATGAAGTAAACAGGTGGGTAGAAACTAAACGACCTCCTGGTGATCCCAATCTTACACAAAATGTAGGAACATAGGAGAACAATCATGGCTAACGCTTTTTATGCTCTAGGCAGAGGTAATTTCCTAGATGCAAACATTGATTGGTCTGCCAACAATATGAAGTTGGTATTGACTGATGCAGCAGATTATATAAAGAATCTGGCAACTGATAACGATTTGGCAGATGTTACTGGAGCAGGTCGAGTTGCAACTAGTGGTAATCTTGCTTCTAAAACTTCAACAGATGGTACCGCTGATGCAGCAGATGTCGTTCTTTCTACGGTGTCAGGAGACGTCTCTGAGGAAATCGTATTCTATTATGATTCTGCAGTTGAAGCGACCTCATTGCTTATCGCTAATTTTGATACTGCGACGGGCCTGCCAGTAACACCTAACGGTGGCGACATCAATGTTAACTTCAATGCTAGCGGGATTTTCACTCTTTAAGATGGAAATCTTGAAACCCCGTAAACAAGGGACTATCCGCAGAGAAGGGCATCGACTCATTATTCTTTTTGATGGTCAAGCTCTTATGGATATGGACTACGAGGGGGCTATTCAATTAGCCCAAGCATTAATCTATCAAGCTAAACGTATCGAAGAAGAAGTAAAAGCCGAACAGGTAATTGATGACGGGGCATTCGCAGCAAGAACAGGTGCACCTTTTGGATTCACTCAAAATCCAGGAATCATCCAAGAGATCAAAAAGGAAGCAGCCTGGAATACCAAATTACGACGTCATGTCCCCCAATCTAAATACAGAGGAATCCTCTATCCCCCGGTTGTAAAAAGACAAGGAGACAATTGATATGGCAGTTGGACCCACTAAAAAAGTTCAAACAATGATCAATCAAATGGCTCGTGAAATCGAAATCTGTCGTGCTGCCCATGCCAGGATGGTGATAGTTCGAGATTTTTATACGACAGTCAACCCAGACCCAACAGGAACAGCTCTTGAAGGTAATGTAGCAGCAGTAAATACTGCAATCAATTCGTTGGGTACAGAGATAGATACAGTTCTCTGGGATGGAATGATTAGTGCTAAAAGCCCTTCCCACCGAAGTATGGCCATGGAAGAAGATGGTTATATTCCCCCTGAAAGAGGTTAACTATGGCTACTGGTGATAGTCTATTTGCAGTTATAGGGGGTTCTTTCAATCCCGATTCAACCTGTGATTTTACAGACAGAAATGGTAATCCTCTTGCTGCCTTTGATGATACTACATCCGAAGATGCTCGTTATTCTGTTTATATGCCAGAACATTATGATGACGGGGGCTTAACCTTTGAATTAGAGGTTATGGCAGCAACAGCAATAACGGGGGACAGCGATTGGGAAATTGGCATCGAAAGATCACAGGTAGGTACATTAGATCATGATGCCGATTCTTTTGCTGCAAACAATGTCGTAAATGGCACAACTGTACCTGGTACAGCAGGTGTAACCCAACTTATCACGATCACATTCGTAACTGGTGGTGATATGGATGGTTGGGTGGCAGGGGAATGGGCACGTATAAATGTAGGTCGTAATACTGCTGATACTGCCAGTGGTGATATGCAACTACTAGGCGTTGCTTGTCGAGAAACCTAAACCGTGGCTATTCGTACTAATGCAAACACTGAAGGTCTAGAACGCACCTCAGGTGTACTAGACTTTAATAGCCCATACACCTGGATGATTTGGGCCCAACTTGTTGCTGATCAAGATGCGAATTCTACTATTGTTATCCTCAACAATGGAACAACTAGTGGTACTCCTCTCGATTTTATTGGAACCGATTCTAATGGTACCACTTTCATGTTGGCTGTTCTATCGGGAGGTTTTGATCCTCAAACGGGATCAGCCCTTACTATAGGCCAATGGTATAATTTCTGTATGCGGCGTAATGCAGCTGCAGACGCCGATGGTATGATAGATGGTAGTGTCGATGTAACAAGTACACAAGATACAAGTACACGTGCTGCTGTTGCTAATATGACTGTGGCCAGGATCGCCAATAACGAATTTCCAGCAGATCTACGTTTTGGTGCCCAAAAAATCTGGGATGTTTCCCTCTCTGATGCTGAAGTCATCCAAGAAATGGAAACATTTCAGCCCATTCGCACTTCTAATATTTGGCTTTGGTCTGCCAATACTAGTTCTAATAGACTCAAAGACTTTTCTGATAATGATAGAGATTGGACTGAATCAGGCACAACCACGGATGAAGAAGACCCACCAGTTGCTTGGCGTCAGAAACTCTTCCTTTTAGGTCCTCCAGGGGGAGCTGGAGCACAGGATATTACATTAAGTTTATTGGGATCTGATGAGGCCTTCTTTACTCATCAATTGAATCTCAATACAGATTTGCCTCTTCTGGGAAGTAGTGAAGTCTTTCCTACCCATCAGCTAAATCTCAACATCGCTTTAGGTTTGCTGGGGTCTGATGAGGCCTTCTTCACACACACAATCTCTCCAGGAGCTGCCACTGTTACACTTCCTCTTCTAGGAAGTAGTGAAGCCTTTCCGACACATACAATCACAACTGGTCCTGTAACTGTTACATTACCAGAATTAGGATCTAGTGAGGTATTCCCCACTCATCAGCTTAATCTTAACGTCGATTTACCCCTTCTAACATCGAGCGAAGCATTCTTCGATTTTTCACTCAATCATGTAATTGATTTGCCTCTTCTGGGAAGTAGTGAAGTCTTTCCTACTCACCAGTTAAATCTTAACATCAATCTCTCCCTTCTGACTTCAAATGAAGCATTCTTTACTCATACTGTTACAGTAGGTGCAGCAACTGTTACACTTCCTCTTCTGGGAAGTAGTGAGGCATTCTTTACTCATACAATTACTACTGGACCTGTCACTGTTACTCTACCCCTTCTAGTTAGTGATGAAGCATTTTTCACTCATACAATTGAATATGTTATTGATTTACCTTTACTAGGATCAGATGAAGCATTCTTTACTCATCAATTGAATCTTAATATCGATCTAAGTTTATTGGGATCAAGTGAAGTATTTTTCACTCATACAGTTCTCTCTGGTTTAAACATTGAACTGCCTTTACTGGGATCGAGTGAAGCTTTCTTTACTCACACTATTACTACAGGGGTAGTAACAGTTACACTTCCTCTGTTAGGTTCTAGTGAAGCATTCTTTGCCCCTTCAGTTGAACATGTTATCGCCCTTCCCTTGTTGGGAAGTAGTGAGGCGTTCTTTACTCCATCAGTTGAATATGTTATTGCTCTCCCCTTATTGGGAAGTAGTGAGGCATTTTTCACTCATACAGTAACGCCCGGTACGGTAATAATAACTCTTCCTTTACTAGGATCAGATGAAGTATTCTTTACTCATGTCATCACAGTAGGGGCTCTCAATCTTACTCTACCTTTACTTGGTAGTGATGAGGAATTTTTTACACATACAGTTACACCAGGTGCAGTAACTGTAACACTAGACCTGCTTCCCTCTAGTGGAGTTTTACACGTACCCCAAGTTAATTTAAACATTAACTTGCCATTACTAGCAAGTAGTGAAGCATTTTTTGCTCCTTCTATCGTAGCTATTAGTGTCATAGAGTTACCTCTATTGACAAGTAGTGAAGCATTCTTCAATCATACAGTTGTCAGGATGCTTCAGGAAGTTACTCTTCCCCTACTGGGATCAAGTGAAGCATTCTTGCTATTTACAGTTACAGGGGGAGCAGCAGTTATTGCAATTGCTACTCCTGAAAGAACTATCATCGTAAAAATTGAAAATCGAATTCTTAATATAGCGGCTGAAAATCGTATCATAATAGTACCACCTGAAGAAAGATTAGTTGAGGAGTAGACTTAATGCCAGTACCCGGAGATATTTTACCTAAAGATCCAGACTCAGATCTGGATTATGTAATGAGTTGGGCTGACTGGCTGCAAACTGGTGAAGGTATTGCGATTAGTACATGGCCAAGTCCTCCCGCAGGTGTAACTACACATGATCTGGCTAATGACACTACTACTGGAACTATTTGGGTTTCAGGCGGAACAGTCGGAGAACTCTATGCTTTCACAAATCGAGTAGTTACAGATTCTTCACCCCCCAGAACAGCAGAGAGAAGTTTTTCTCTATCAATAGTTGAAAGGTAATATCATGAAGTATCGTTATTTTATTCTCATCATTGTTCTTATCTGGTCATTGATTTCAATGAGTAATACTTCTGCTGAAACAATTCAGGAGTGTCTTTTTGAATCTTCTTCACAAATCAATAGGTTGGGAGGCCTTCTTCTTGGAGGAAATTTTATCACAGATACACAAATTTGGTTCAATACAGACTATGTATTAATCTCAGATACAACTAGGATTGATCAAATTCTTTCTCGTGATGATTTAAGAATTTCTTGGGCTTATGTCATGACTGATATTGATGTTAGGCCTATTGTATTTTATGGCTTCCAAAAGAATAATAAGATAATGACTTTCATCGAGATTTTAGGTGATCCAAAGACACCGAATGTTTGGAATCCGCTCACTAGAACTTGGTCAACTTCATGTTTTTTGGATATTTCTGAGAATGTACCTACTTAACTTGTTTACAAAACAAGAAAATATCTTATAATAAGACTGACTCCCTGTAGCAAATTAAGCTAGTTAAAAAAGGAAGATGTAATCATGCCAGTAGGTTTAGTAAAATCTATATTTAGACCTCGTAAAAAGGGACAGATAGTTTTTTACGTACTTCCAGGAGTAAAAACTGTACGACCTGCTATTATCGTAGAAGTAATACATTCAGAATCAGAAGATTTAGTGAATCTCCAAGTTTTTCTAGATGGAGCCAGTGATAAATTAGGCATCAACAAAAGTATACTATACGTAGAAAATGTTTCTTTTTCTCATCATTCAGAAGAAAATACCTGGCATAAACTCTAAAAGTCTAGGAGGACATGGTGAATACGCCAGTGATTAAACCAGTAGTAACTATTTGTACTCCGGATTGGTCTCCAGAAGAATCTTATGGAAGGATCGCAATTCAACTCTCTGATCATTTTTCGAAACAGGGTTATCATGTTAATGAAATGGGAGAGTATCATAGAAAGAAAATTTACATTCCTTCTATGGGAGCTATCTTTCTAGCCTATCCCACCCATTATCGTGATTATGGCCCTCTTCCTTTCATAGGAAAAAAAATAGCTTTAACCATGTTCGAATCAACTCGTTTACCAGAGGGTTGGGTAGATGCACTCAATGAGATGGATTGGGTTATCGCCCCTTCAACATTTGTAAATAAAGTCTTCTTAGATGAAGGAGTTAATCCCGAAAAACTTCTCACTCAGAGACTTGGAATTTCTAAAGCTTTTACAATATATAAAAAACGAAAAGTAACTCACATACATCGTTATTTAGCCTTTATAGATAGAGGTAGAAGAAAAGGTTGGGATACAGCATTTCAAGCATTTCAAATGTTATATAAAAAATATCCGAATTGTCATCTAACTTTAAAAGGTAAGAAGGGGGCTTTGCCCTATGCAATCAAATCAGAAGTTCCAAATACTACTATAGTTGAAACAGATTTTAGTGACAACGAACTGGCTGAGTTCTACGCTCAACATGAAGTCTTGCTGAATCCCAATACGGGTGAAGGTTTTGGTTTCCTGCCTAGAGAATTTGCAGGAACCGGCGGAATCCCTGTCACTACGGATTTCGGGGGAACGGCTGATGGAATCAAATCTTGGGGAATTCCCATTGATTACCAATTAGTATCAGCCTGGCCTTTTCATGATGCTCATCCAGGTTTGGGTGAATGGGCTCAGCCAGATATATTTGATCTTAGTAAAAAATTAGAACATGTACATTTGAATATCCAAGAATATTTGAAAAAAGCTGAGAGTTGGTCTCAACATGTAAAAGATTATTATTCTTGGGAACCACTTTGTCAAATGATTCAGGAGCTTTGGGAAACAGCATGACTACACCTATCAGAAGATCATATTTTAGAAGAAATGTTGGGGACCCAGGTTCTGGAGATGATAGTGCAGTTGATGTTTTTACAAATACAGAAGTTGATGCCTTGTATGGGGAATCTGATATAGATTATGTAAATAATAGTGAAAATGTGAAAAAAATAGCAACTGTAGTTCTGGGTTATGAAGCTTTAATGGCAGATGCTATTAAACAAGTTACATTCCTTCAAAATGATAGTAGAATTGATGCCAGTGATCTTCCCAAGATGATGCTTCGTTGGATGAAATTCTGGCAAGCAAAATTAAATACAGAACTTGAGGGAGATCCTTCTACTAGTGGCAGTGTTAGAACAGGGGTTACTAGAAGAATCCCTTCAAGACAAAAGGAATTCCCAGATGCCTAGATTTGATCGATGGACTGAACTTGATAATCTCAGTAGATATTCTGGTAAACGTGAAGAACACATGGCTTCTATGAATTGGAGAAAAATTCAAGAAAAACCCACTTCTATTATTATTTTTAGGAATGGAGTAGCTCTTGCTGCTCAGGATGTAAGAATTGAAGACAGTAACTTCGGTAATTTTTCCGAAAATCCTCCTCCTGGTTCTGTGGGTGATCAAGACATGATTGTTCTGGGTCTAAAAGGTCATAGAACAAGGGCCGATTTAAATATTCAAAAAGGTGATCGATTCATCGTGAATTCTAAAGAATTTGAGGTCAGAGTAACTATTGATACTAACACGGGTTGGATGCAAGCCCATTGTGATGTATTAAGCTGATGCCTTTTACTTGGATATCCAATCCCCAAATTGTTCTTAAAAATTCTTTCAAGGTAATTACGAGAGAATGGAGAAGAAGGATCTTTGTCATTACTGAAGAGATGGCGATAGAAGTAGAAGAATGGATGAGAACCAATGCTGTTTGGGAAGATAGAACGGGAGCCGCCAGAGCTACTCTCTTTGCTGAAGTAGAAGGTTTACTTCTGAGTTCAGCAATAGCTATTGGTCATGGTGTTCCCTATGGCTTCTGGTTGGAATTTGCTAATCAAGGAAGATTCGCAATTATCGGACCGGCCCTGGATCATTTTGCACCTCGTTTTTATTCAAGAATTCAAGCTGAGATATCAAGGCCAGCATAATGCCTGATTTTGGAGATTGGAGTCAAGAAGTTTTTACGATCTTGAATGATGACGCTACACTGGCAATTACACTTACTGGAGGTGTTTATCTTTTCAGGGATCTACCCGAAGCATTCTCTCGACTTGATTTGCCTGCAGCGTATGATCCATCAACAAACTTTTTAAGACCTATAGCTATTGTAAAAGGTGCTGATGCTGTCCCTTTATTTGCTGCTCGTTCACAGGATAGTAGCAATCGTCATACGGTTGTTAACCAAACAATGCAGATTTGGATTTATGATGCCGTCCATACGGGTTGGGATAACATTTCAATAGCAGCGAGCAGGATTTATGTACTTCTTGAACAAGTAAAACTTACTCAAAGCTGGAATACAGAATTTAGTGGTCAAATTAATTCCAGGAGGGAACCTGATCTACGTGATGCTTCATTCATTCTGCAAGAATACCTAGTCACAGGAAGGTTGTAAAAACCTATGTCAATTTTTGATTTTGGTGCTCTTAGCTATGGTCTAAGAGATTGTAAAGTGGCAATAAACAATCTAGATGGTACATTTGGAACTGCTGTTGATGTTCCTTCTGTCGCCCTCTATGTTGCCAATCTTCAAACAGTAAATGCACAACTTGAGGGAGACGACTCAATTACTGCAACTGCTGCTCGTATCATTTCTGCACAAGTAACATTCAGATTTGGTAGTGCAGATCTAGATCTCCTTGCTATCTTAACTGGACAATCGGTTGATAACTCTGGTACTACTCCAAATCGTCGTCGTCAACTCGATATTTCTGCTTTGAGACTTCCCTACTTTGGAATTTCAGGAAAAGCAGATGCAGAAGAGGGAGCAGGTGATAATCATATCTTTGTTCCCAAAGTTAAAATCACAGAAGGATTCGAGATCAGGCTTGAATACAATACCTTCGCCGCTCCTGAAATCACCGCTGTTGCTGTAGGAGACATCAATTTCCTGGATAGTGGTTCCCTTGCTTCTATCATCCAGGTTGTCCAATACGAAGCACTTACAGCAGTAGCACTACCACCCACTTGATAGTAGTAATCTAATCGTTCCATTAAAGGAGGATGCGATGGTTACACCAGCACAAACATGGAAAAAAGAATACCAAGAAGGTGTCGAAGTCACTCTTGATTCTGGTAAAGTTGTCAGGGTCAGACCCGTTGGTTTCGACACCTTCATCACTTATGGGGGGATTCCTGATCAATTAACTCCCCATGTAGAAGCCCTGTTAAAAGCTCAAAGTACAGGAAAAGCTGCAGAAGAGCTTCTGGGTAATTTGGAAGATTTCCAAGCACAGAATACAATCATCAATCTTTTTTGTATCACCTGTATCATAGAACCCAAATTCTCTCTGGCAGAACCAGGTACAGAAGCAGAAGATGAAGTTTCTATTCATCTACTTTCAGATAGTGAGAAAGTTCAGATCTATACTTTGCTGGGGAGATCAACAGCACAGATCAAGGAATTTTTTCGTAAACAAGAAAAAAGTGTGGAATCTGTACCTGTCAGCAAAGTTGGCAGGCGTAAGACCAAGTGAATTTGTTGGACTTAGAGAATGGGTTCAGCATACATTTGGCTGGGATGATTACTGGGCTTGTCTTCAATTTGATATGGCTGTTACTCATTTTGGAACCCTCATCGAAAACAAACTCAATGAGGTCGATGGCAAGGGAAAAGCTATCTACAAGATTGAACAGATTCTCTGGGATCCAGAAGAAGACAAACATTCCAATACCAGTCATCTAATCAACCGGAAAATACAAGGACTAGTAGGGTCATATGTTCGCAGGAGCTAGTGCAGGCAGTCGTTCTATATTGGGTAGACTCACCATTGATATGAGTGGTGTAGTCGGTGCTCAACGGGTAAATGCTGCTGCTGCCAATTCCTTTAATAGGTCATGGTCACGAACTGGACGTGTAGTTGATCGTTCTGCTCAACAGATGGGTCAATCATTTCGAGGCCTAGCTAATCAAATCCGGTTAACTGAAAGAGCAATGAGTTCATTTGCTCAGACGAGAGTAGGTCGTGATCTAGCCCTCATTGAAAAAACTACGGGTAATATCGCCAATAATTTTAAGCTCATTAGCCTGGGTGCGGGTTTGGCTGCTGGACGTGGCGCCAAAGAAGCCTTTGGTCTCTTCAGAGCTAATGAGCTTCTCGTGGCCATGTCAAAAAATCAAGATCAGGTAAATGAAAGACAAGCACAATTTAGAGCATTAGCTGATAGAACAGGACAATCATATCTCACGATTCTAGAAGCCTCAGAACGATTGCTTCCTACTATCGGTCGTACAAATATTGATCTATCTCAGACATTACTCTTGGCTCAACGTCTTGCTTTAATGGATCCTGCACAGGGTGTTCAGGGTGCTGCAATTGCATTACGTGAAGCATTGGGTGGAGAGGCTCGTTCTCTTGCATTCCGGTTTGAGATACCCAGATTTGAAGTAAGAAAGGCTATCAACGAAGCCCAGGGTGATCCTCAGGCCATGATTGATGCACTCGATCGGTTAATTGATCGGGTAGGTATTTCAAATGAAGCATTTCTAACGATGCAAAAGAATGGCATTAATGTTTTCAACAGGTTAAAGGACACGGTTCGTAATGCCATGGCTGTTGCCTTTACACCTCTTCTTATGGAGATCTTGATTCCAGGTGCAAAAATGATCTCTGATTTTCTTCAAGCGATTATCGATACTAATCCAGAGCTATTGAATTGGGTTGCCCTCATCCTGGTTGGTACAACCGCAATAGCACCTCTACTCTTTGGTCTAAGCAAAGCTATCGGGCTCTTTGTGAGCCTAAAAACTGTTCTTGCAGCTAATGTTTTACTTCTCAAAGGTTTTGTAGCTACAGCAGCCGGAGCAGGAGTTTTAGCCATTGCAGCAGGAATTGGTATTGGAGGTGGCCTTGCTATTGTAAAGGCCTTGGCTGATTCAGGTGCTGAGGGTGGAAGCTTTGAAAGAATTCGACAGGGTGAAAGTGTAGGGGATGTCATTGGTAATACCTTTAAACAACTTCTCCTCCTTGCTATTCAAGCTATTGATGATTTTGGAACAGCCCTAGCCAGAGCTGTTTTTATCATTAGAGCGCTTGGGGATGAAATAGGTACAAGATTGGGTGGAACCTTTGAAGCATTGAGACTACTCATTTTGCAGGCCGGTAATGATTTAGCGATGGCTCTTACTGAACTTTCTATTGGGATTCTAGATTCATTTCCTTTTCTAGGAAATGCAGATGAACAAAGAAATAGTCTAGCCATTCAAGCTGCCTTTGGGGAAGAATTACAAACGAGACTAAGGGAAATCGCATCTATGCCATCTCTAGGTCTTGATAATATTGTAGCTAGAAGTGAAGAAGCATTCCCAAATACGAGAGATCTCACTAGAACTGCAGCAGGGCTTCTCTTCCCTGGATTAATATCTGAAACTGAAGATAATCTATCCTCATTGAATAAATTCTTCAATCAACTTCTTGCAGGATTCCAGAATCATGTCATGGTCTTGAATCAAACAATAGAAGCCATAGCCGAAATCAATGACGAATTCGATAAAGAAATTGAATTACGCAGAAGTAGAAGAGGTCTTGCAGATAAACGAACTGGAGAAAATCTCTCCCTTTCGGAATTTAGAAGAGATAGAGACGAAGCCCGTAAAAATATCAGAGAAATTAATGAATTCAATCGTAGTCAAATAGAAAAAGTGAAAGAAGCAGAAGCTGAGATAAAGAAAGCACGAAAAAAAGCAGGGGAAGACAGACTTCAAAAACTTAGGGAATTCCAATTACAGGAAGTACGACGCCTACAGGATCATCAACGTCGTTTAACTCAAATCAGAGAAGATGCAAGAGTCAGGATACAACGAGCTGCTTCTCAACTTGATGCTGTAGCTGTCTTTGAAGCACGAAATGATAGAAACAGAAGAATAAATGAAGAGAAAACCACCTTCGGAATCCAACAACAGAGACGTCAAACGGATTTTGAAACGGAAATGGCTCTTTTCATTCGACAAAGTGAAGCCAGAATTGCCGCCCTGATTAATGCTGAAGAGAATCGTACGCGGGTTGAAGCGGAACAATTTGCATTACGCAGGGCTTTAGCAATTCAGGATGCAGCATTAAGACGCCAAGATACAGAAGAAGACAGAAGAATTGCTAGAGACCGACTTCTAGAAGATCGAGAAATCGAAGATCAACTACTAGAAGAACAACGTAAGAAAAGTCTCAATAAACTTCGTGAAGATCTTGAAGATCAAAGTGCATCGATCAGGGCAGTTAATAATTCTGTCATTTCTCTGGCATCAACCGCCTCTACATCAATGTTTAAATTTTTCAAAAGTGTAGCAGATGGAGCTCAGAATTTTGGAGACCGGATTGGGAATTTCATTAATGATGTAGGAGGAGCCATAGGTGGAATTGGGAACAACGTCAAAAATACAGTAAATAAATTTTTACCCATTTTTGATTCAGGAGGTACACCCCCTGTGGGAAGTTCATTCCTGTCATTACAACCTGAGCTCATCACTCTTTCACAACCTGCAAGAGTTATGTCCCCACAACAAACACGTTCTATGTTGGGAGGTGGGAGTGGAGGAGGTGGAATCAATCTTACCATCGAAAATCTTTCAATTCCGATTGATGGACTTGGTAATATGAGACCAGAAGATGCAGCAAACGTTGTAAAAGAAGGTCTAGTCCTGGCCCTACAAGATCTTATGGGGAATGGATAATGCCCTATCAAATTGTTGCAGGACATGACAATCCCGGAACCCTAGTTGACCTTACCATTCAACCTCGTTCTAATGGAACATTTACTACTATGCCTGATATCGTATCAGGAGATGGAACAGTTTATGAAGATGGACCTCTCTCGGCCCAATGGATTTACTCGGTTTTGGATGAAACCGAGTATGTAACGATTCTCTCTGAAACAGGTCTTACTTCTGTTAAAAGTGCTCTAGTAACAATAAGAACTCAAAATAATGCCAGAGCATTCGCCAATTATAATGCTGTGATAGTTAGGCCTGGAAAACTTACCTATCATTTTTTCTGGGACAATGTCATCTTCGAATTAAGAAATCTGGAGGCATTATAGATGTCTAAAGTTACATGGATTGGACATCCACTTCATGTAAAATCATATGTCTATTTCTGGGAACCTGATGTGGTTTATCAAGCCCAAATAATGGGTTCCTCTTGGGAATTTCCTCTTACAAATATTTTAACAGACTCTGGTAGCACTCTTCAAGGTAGTATCTTTGATGTAGAAGAGGGCATGACCATCTACATCGGAAGTAGTGCTGGAACTTATGATCTAGGTAGAGTAAGAACTAGAGACATTACTCCCGATGGAACAACCCTTCCCATTGGCAGAACTTCTCGTGGAGCTCGATTTGGAGAACTCAATCCCGCTGCAGGATCCTATATTACTGTTGTTAATCATTTCGATGTTTGGAGTAAAACTCCTTTTATTGATGAAGACGGAGTCATAACAAAAGATGAAATCAGCTTTCGGGCATCTATTGCTCAACCTCCTATTGCACATGCCGGAGAACACAATTGTGGCTTTGTGGATGACGGCACCGCCCTCCTCACAGTTAACTTTGATGCCGTTGATACTACTATCATCCAAAGCGGGGCAGGAGCCCCCGTCTACGCCTGGGACTTTGGTGCCGGTGCAACCCCCGAGACAGCCACTACAGCAACGGTAAGTGGTGTTACATTTCCAGCTGGAAAACCTCGATGGATCAAACTTACTGTTAGTCATAATAGCGTTTCCCATACAACACGACGTGTTATCTATCCTGCAGCCAGAACAGGGGCTGATTCACCAACTACACTAGTAGTAGATAGTTTTACAAGAACACTCAAACCTGAAGGTCAGATAATGAACTTCAGACTAAAATCTGATACGGTCAGTGTACCGGACGGTGCAATGGTCATCTTCATGCAAGAAGAAGATTTCGGTGGTTCCCCTGGTCCTCTTATTGGAGATAGTATTCTTAAATTCATTGGTTATCATGTTGAGGATCCTGCAGAAGTTTCAGCTTCTCGACAAGGCACTGTAACAGAAACTACAATCAGAGCTGAAGATTTTTTACAAAGATCTTCAAAACGACCCGGTTTCTCACAAGTCATTCAAAGGAAAACTTCTCCAAAGAATTGGAATCATTTAAAAGATGCTGATATCGATCGTTACACTCATTACCTTCTCCATTGGCATTCAACACTATCTGAAGTTACTGGTGTTAAACTCTCTGGTTTGGGAAGTACCTATCCCGTAACAACCCTGGGAAGTACTGGTAGTTCTCTCTATTCACAATTAGATAAAATGGCAAGAGCCATTACCCATAGACTCACTTCTAATCACAGAGGCATGATTCAAGTCGTTCAAGACCCAATGAGACAGGATACGATTGATCGTATCAGTACGGTTGTTGTCGATATTGATGAAGCAGACTGGACTGAAGTTCGTTTTATCAAAAGTTATTATCCCAAGGTTCATTGGTTACGATCTTCAGCAATTGTAGCAGATACAACAAAAGTACCGGTAGTCTTTTCCCAATCCCCGGGAGAATCACCAGGTCAAGGTTTAAGTAGTCAAAATCTTGGTCAATTACTAACAACAGGTCAAACCCATCTCAATATCATTACAGGTCATGATTATGCCCGTTTAAATGCTGAATTTGGAATCTTTGATATCACTCTCGCCCATGGCGGAGACATCGGTATTAATCCCGCCGAAATGACCTGGATAAGATCTACTTTAAGTGCAAGTAATCAAACAGAACGTGGCATTAGTTATACTGATGAAAGATTTCTGCCTCTTGAAATAACCTACTCTACCGATACTCTGACGGGTTCACAAAGATGTCGAATTCGGGTAGAACGTGAAGTTGAAGGAACACCCGGCGTTACATATATACCGGATTCATTCGATTTTCCGGGTTTTAACTTTCCAGAACTGAATCTGGGTCTCCCTGACATAACCCTTCCTGAAATAGATCTGGGAGATTTTGCTCTAGAATCAGGTCGTGGTGCTTTTGCCGTATTAACTGATTTAGGTGGACTCTACACAACCACTACATGGAATGATGCAACACCTAGTTGGGCTGGACTTGATTTAACTGAGTATGGTTTTTCAGATACCCCAGTAGATTGGAGTGCCTCACCCCATTCACCATTATATGTAGACAAAGGTGATGAAATTGAAACTCTAATTGCAGGATTGAGTCATCTCTGGCTTGTTAGAGATACACTGGGTCCAAACCTTTCAGTGGAAAAAGTCTTCTCATTCGATAATCAATCCAATCAACGTATGATTGGTTGGTCAAGGGGCAGAGCTAATTGGGCCATTATAGCTTCATGGGATGAAATTTCAGGCCAATTTGTAACATCTACTTGGTCCAAAGATTTACTTAATTGGACACAATCTGTAGTTACCAGTCAAACTCTTACTGGAAGTCTTAATACTGAAGCTTTTTACCCAGGCCTTTGGCTATCACCTTATGACGCTGGTACGGCTATTACAACCGCTTGGTTCAATTCAACAGATAATGATGTAAGCATTGCTGTTTCCTACATCACTCATGATTTTGGTCAAACCTGGAACTTATTCAATCTACCTGATATCAATCCAGATGCAGCATTAGCAGAAACATTACAAATCCCATTTGAATTTTCTATTGGTCATGAAGTAGCATTCTATGGAAGACAATACTACGCTAATCCAAGATATGATTCAAGGCTCTATCGAGCAATTGGATCCCAGATAACAGACATTACTCCTGTCTTTACAGCAGTAGAACATGGACCCTATCATAGTGGAAGATCTTTTGCTGTCTCTGACGCTGATTTTAATCAAATCTATCTTATCGGATGGGATAGTACAGGAGATCAACATAGAGGCGTTTTTATTACGGCTAATGCTGGCTCTGCTACTCCTTCTTGGATTACTCCAGTATCCCCAGTTTCTGCAGTTGCTTGGCATAAAGTTTATGCATCTGCATCCGATAAAGACCTTGCTTTTCTATTGGGAGATAACGGAACCGTCGCATGGATTCCTGATGGAACTAATGACCTTGTAAAGACGGGTGATATGACGCATGGGGACTCGCTAGTGGGTATTATAGCAGGTGATGGTTATAACCCTCCATTAACTCTCCCCTCGCCCTCTATGCGCTCCGTATCAAGTGTTGCAGTATTGGTCGATGGAAATAATCGGATATCCTATAGTGAAGATTTTGAAGCAAGCAATCCTTCTTGGACAGAACTAACAGG